TCAAATTCAAACAGCTCTTCTAATTTCTTTGTCATACCCTATTTACCGCGTTTTTTGCCACCTTGGTGAAATATATCGTCTTCGGTTATGACTCTAAAACGCAGGCCTTGTGCCTTGGCCCATTTGGTTGCGGCATCCCATTTGCAGTAGTTGACAGCCACGATAGCTCTATCACGGTCGTTCATTTTGCTTTCAAGCAGGCTTTGTTTCTTGGGTTTGATTTCTATCAGTTCAGCCACAGTGGTGTTGTTTGGACCGCGATATGTGACTAAAAAGTCTGGCACATAGTTGGTCATCTTGCCAGTTAACGGATGTCTGTATGGAATCCTGATGCTTTCGCTGGCCCACTGCAGCACATTGGCGTTGCTGTCCAGGAACATCATGAAAGTCATTTCCCATCCAGATCTATATTTTATATTGCCGCGGCCCACGTACTTTTGTGGATTTTGCGGAGTGTATATGCCTTGTCTAAAGTTGGCCATGGCAGTTCTCAGTTACGGATGTTGTGTGCCACGTAGTAGTTAGGCTGTGTGGCCACGTTCAGTCCCAGCAAGGTGCTGTTGCTTCTAGTGCCGTTTATATAGTAGGCCAAGGTCAAGGTCAACTCTGGACCGGTCTGCCCTTGTATCTGTTGTAACAAGGTCATAACTGGAGTGTTGCTGGTCTCTGCTACACGGAACAGGGTCACTGTGAAATTTGCCGCTGCTTCACCGGTACCAAACACACTTTTGAAATAGCTGTTTACTGCATCGTAGGCATCAACTGGCACACTAACTTCGTAGCCGTAGAATCTATCAAAAATCTTTACCGACGAGTCAGTGTTGGGATTGGTGTAATTGACTGTGCCCATGGATTATAATCCCAACTGTGTTCTTAAGGTTGTTTGTGTTTGTCCGGTCTGGAACTGGAAGTTTTGAGTGTTCTGATTGATCTCAGGTGGGGGTTTTGGAAACAGTTGTCCGTTGCCAGCTGTAATAGCCTGGCGCACGCTGCCAGCAAGACCTTGCCGCAGGATATTGTTGGCAGCTGCCTGTGCTTCTGTACTGGCGATACTGCGCAGATCCTTGCCTTTGAATGTGTTGTAAGCAGTTCCAGCAGTCTGCACAGCACCTAACACATTTGTTAAACTACCACGACCTTCAGCTAATGCTTGTAGATCCTGGGTAAATCCAGACACAGCATCAATGAGTCCACCTTGGCCAAACACAGAGTTTGTTCCGCCCGGCCTTGACAAGGCACTCTTGGTTGTGTCGTAATGTGCAGGATCAGCAAATCCTGCCACGCTGGTACTAGGCGTGGTTCCACCAATGGAGCCGCTGTTGTATTTTACTGTTTCATAAGCGATTGTCAAGGTATGACTCATGGTGCCAGCACCTTGGCTGTAGTCATACTGATCGCTTTTCCAGTCAGTGATGATTGGGTTAATTAAAATATATGATGCAAATTTCTTTTGTGCTAGACCGTATATGGTGATGTCATTGAAGAATCTAGGTTTGCCATTGACGTCTCCAGTGGCAGTTCCAGGACTGCTGTCCACGTAGCCTTCGCCTATATAGCCAAAATCGGTAGTCTGTCTTGCTTGATAGGTATCACTGGTGTTATAACCAAAACCGTTTTGTAAGGTCTGCGATCGACCCATGCTACCAGACTGGGAGGGTGTATTAGCATACGGGTATTGGCTGTCTTTGTAATAGTAGTTGTAGTAGGTGTACCACAAGTTCCTGATCAGATCGCTTTGATCATCATGCAGAGTTATTGTGACCGGTTGATAATTGATCTTGGTCTGTATGATTCTTTTACGATTATATTGGTTCAGTGTTTCGTTGCTGATCTGGTAACTGGGCAGATCTACTGTTTTTACCATGAGCCCTACACTGCTGATATCACCATTTTGAAATGAAGCTCTTAGGGCTGGTATATCGCCAATGTTGACATTGAAAAAACAATGGAATAGATATTTGCTTCTGGGGGTGAGCTGATAGTTGTTGCTTCTAAAAGTTTTACTAGCGTGACTATAATCTCGTAGCCCGTCGACTCCAAAAAATCCCTGGAGTATATTTTCGCCAAACGAGCTAAGATTCATAAAGGTTTAGTGTTATCCTTGTGCTACACCAACACCAGTAGCTATTCCACCACCTAGTGCTCTAGCAATTCCAGGTACACCAACTCCGGGGCCTTCTTGGCCGGGGCCTTGCAATGCATTATCAAATCTAATAGTTAGTGCAAGTTGCATAGCTTCGTTAGAACCATAATTAGCATCGCCGTAATTGACTCCTTGTAAATAGCACCCAAGTAATGTCCAAGTTTCAAGTATTCCTGGTGTGGCTCCGTTTCCACCGTCAAGTACCTGGAATGTTGTAGTAAACTTGTAATCATTACCAGCAGCAGCTGAACTCATTTCAGCAAAGTCCAACTGTTTCTGTAACTGTTCACCAACTTGGCTAGTGACAAAACCGCTAGCATCATCACGAATATTACAAGTAACGTCGGCCCAGCTGTATTTGCCAGCCAGTTTAATTGTGCTGTTGTAGATAGGAAGATCAATGTTTTCAAAAGTTACATTTGGCCGTGTAAAATCCACTACCTGTTTGGTTAATTCTGTTGTAGGTCCTATGCCAAAATTTTCTAAAATAACCCTAAATCGGTATTTTAACTTAGGCATCAATAAGCCTTGCTGTCCAGTTCCGTCAGTTGCAGAACTAGATAAAGGCACGGTCATTTTTGTTAGTGAGGATGTTGCCATTTTTGTTTAATCTCCTGTTATGCTTTTATTTATGGCAGTGAGCCGGGACAAATTTTTGACTATTTTGCCCCGCCACATTATGCCACTGTTTGTGCCTGGATTGTTCCTGTGTTCTGTATTCGTACCGGTATGTAAATGAACTCCACAGCCTTGACTGGCTCGATAGCAATATCAACATACAGTTCGTTGGCATCAATACGGGCCGGTGTGTTGTTTGAAAGATCGCACACGACCAAGTAATCATAGATACCACGTTTGGCCACCAAGTCGATCATCAAGTTAGTGATAGCATTGGTGATCTGATTACGTGTGATTGTGTCATTTGGTTCAAACAAATAGGTCTTGGCAATATTACTCAATCTGGCACGCAAGAACGCTACTAAACGAGCCACGTTGATACGATCGAGCGCGGTAGTTGTGCCTTGTAGGGTGTGGTTACCAAAGTTGGTTATACCTACACCTGGCAAGAACGTGAGCGGATTGATGTTATTCTGATATAGAACATCACGTAGGCCTTGATTTACTCCCAATGGAACAAATTCACCAGTCTGTGCATTCAAGTAACCAATCTGTGTGGCATTGTCCACTACTCCACGACGTGTACCAGCAGGTGCCAACCATGGAAAGGCCACTTCGTCACTGCGGATGATCGTGCGCAACATCATGTGACTTGGTGCGGTTACCACTAGATTTCCACTTAGGTCGTTGGTAGTACAGCTGGGATAAAATGCGCCTGCATAAGGATCGCCGGCATCAAGATTTCCATCACCTGTGATGAATCCTAGTCCGGTATTATCTGTTGCCCAGGCAACAACATCTTCTGGTGTTAATCTTAACGGAGTATCTACTACTACAAAACCAGTTTCTCCACGATCGGCATTGAGTACAGCCAAGTTTGGTGCTAGTTCTGGGTATTGTGGACATGCCAACAAGTTGAACTGATTCTGTTCTTCTCGTATGGTAGTGTTGCTGTCAATACCGGCACGCAAGGCCTGCACGATGATAGATCGTTGTGCTTGTCGTCCCATGTATGGACTGCCATCTGCTCTGTTGCCACTGGCTGTTAACCATGTGTTTGTAACAGTGATTGGTGTCCAATAAGCATTTGTTCCAGGTGTTTGATTTGTGTTAGCAGTCAAACAGATGTATTCCACACTACTATAAGTTACCAAGTCGCCAATGCTGTAAGCAGTCGAACTTAACCAAGCATAAGCTGGGTAATCAGTAGTGTTGAAATAGTTGCTTTGGAAAGTCTTCACATTGAAGCCGCTACGTCGTGTGTTAAACAACAGGATACCTTCAGGATAAAGTGCTGGATCTGGTGCATCTGGATCCAGGTAGTTGCTGGTCAACAAACTGATGATAGTAGGCAATGCATCGGCTACAGGATCTGTAGTACCGTTTGGTGCCCACCTAGCATCATCAAACAGCACACCACTTTGTGTGGTCTGATTGCTGTTGTCAATCTGTACCCATTGTCCAGTTCCGTCTATTGTTTCCCAACGATTGATCACAGGATAAAGTTCAAGATTGCTGACATCGATCCAGAGATCTCCGTCAACCAAGGGTGATTGTGCTGTGTCGTTTTGTGTGGTCGGTGCTGTGACACTGATGATAGGACCACTGGCATTAGTCTGACTGAGATCATATCCACGGATGTCGTTGTCTACATTCTGATAACCTTGCCATTGTCCATTGTCCTGGATCATGATGTCCACTTGTGTAGCATCGCTGTAGTACCAGTAGGTGCCAGTGTCGGGATCTTGGTCAGGAGCAGTATCGCTACTGGTGTAGCTGAATGTTGGATAGCTGACCCAGTTGCTTAGTACCAAAGTAGTGCCAGTCACATTAAGTGCTGTCAATCCCACAATGTCATTACCTAAGGCAAACCCAGCATCACCTACTGCGCTGTCGCCAGCTGAATCAGCCAGTTGGATGTCGCCACCTTGGCTGTGTGTAAACACCACGTAGCCCGAACTGTCAACTGTGGCACTCACATAAGGAACTGCTGCAGCACTGACTGCGGAAATAAAGTCTTCCACAGTGGTACCGCCCATGGTGGCTGTGGCTGTGTTTAATGTGGCACTACCGCTTTCAGTAGCACTGATTGTGAATGTGTCACCGCTGGTGAAAACAAGGTTGGTGTTGTTATAACCAGTTATGTTGGTTGGACCTGTAGCATAGCGTTGCCAAATCATGAATGCTCCGGTACTGTTGCCGTACGGATCAACTTGGGCATACGTGGCGCCTTGTGAGATATTAGTGCCACCTCCTGAAGGATCCAGCGCATAAAGTGCGGCTGCATCATCAGCATACACTGGACAATTTTGTTGAACAAATGTTCCTAACGTAGAGTTATATTTGTTAACTATCAAATTGGTACCTAGATTCACATTGTTTGTTTTCTGCCATACTGACCCAGTTGGATATGGTATGACCGCTGTGCTGTTCCAGCGTGGATTCTGATAGCTTGGGCTGGCTTGATATTCAGGTGTGGCATATACTCCGGCTGTGATTCCCAAGTCGGATAAAGTGGTTCCCACATCATTTACTATACTAACTGAACCAGGCCAAGTGATTGTTCCTCCACTTGCGGCACCAACTGCTGTAGTAGCAAAACTCACAGTGTTGTTGCTAGAGGCTACAACATCAAATGATCCATCGTATAAAGCACTGCTAGTACCAGTGATGGTGATTGTGCTGCCAACCGGATATGGTGTAGGTACTGCATTTCCAGAGTTAGTAAACTGTATAGTAGCGATACCAGTTGTTGCATTGCCAGCTCCGCCACTTACGGCTCCTTGGAATCCGGTTGATTGGCTGTCAGCATAGATAAACAAGGCACCACCAATAACAGCAGAATAAACACCGTCGATGGCAGCTGTGTTGATAGCGGCCGATAACCCAGTTGGAGTGTTATTAGCCGACACTGGAACAGTGACAGTGGCATCATTATTGATAATGATCGTGCTGTTGGCAGTCAATGATGTGGGTGCTTGTGTGCCACTAATTGTAGGCCATGCTGTTTTCCAGTCATCGCTGCCAACTGGTACCCAGGTGTTGTATAAATCACTCAAAGCAGTTGAACTGGTTTGTGTGCTGGTTGGGCCACCACGCTTGTAGTATTCAGGATTTTGTAATGCTCCTGCTACGTTGGCAGTTTGTACTTCTCCAGCTACCACAGTGTAATCACCTATGCTGCCATAACTTGGTATAGGTGTTGTCTGATTAGTTACCAAATTGGCTGTGCTAGTAATCACTGATGGGATTTGATTACTAAATGCACCAGTGGTCAAGTTCCATTCAAAAATTCCCCAGGCACTGTTAGCAGTATCTAACCAGTAGGTATTGTTGTCGGGAGCACCCAACGGTCTAGTTAAACTGGCAGTCAGGGCCGCTAAGTCAACATCTACTCGTTGCACATAGCATTGATTGGTGATACCCAATGCGCTGTAAGCGGCTAACAAGCCGTATTCATTCAGCTCATATCCGTTGATCGGAGTACCTGCTGTGGTATTGTAAAAGAACGGAACACCAAACGTGTTCAACAAGTCACGTTGACTTGTCATCAAATAAGTTTTGTTTGCATTAGCAGCCAATGTGCCGGATGCAACTCCGACTCCGGCGCCAGAAATCTTGTTCTGGGCTGTTGCCAACAAAATAAACGGTACCGAATTGGTAGCGCCTTGGACATAATTGCTTTGATCAATTATGCTAACTTGTACACCGGGGGATAATAAGGCCATATCAAAATCCTTTTTTCTAGTATAGATATTTATGGCACAGGCCTAAAAGATTGGTGGTTAGCGGCCTATATATAGGTCCATGATCATAAGTATATGATGAGACCCATCTGCGAGATCTGTCGACAACGACCCCGTGCGGTGGCCTATCATCGTTATGGAAAAATCTATTATCGTACTCGCTGTACAGGATGTATCAAAAAAGGGCTCAAACAAAAAGTCCAACTTCCAAGATGGCAGAGCTCAGGTTACAAGAAAAAACCCACTTGTGATAGATGTGGATTTAGAGCCAAGTATGCGGCACAGCTATTGGTATATCATGTAGATGGTGACATGAACAATGTTACTGTACGCAATTTAAAAACTGTATGTCAAAACTGTGTAGTTGAAGTGGCCAAATCTACTATGCCTTGGCGTCCGGGAGATCTTGAACCAGATGTGTGATCTGTTTATATAGATCATCAAGGCTAGAATTGTTTAGAATCACAGCATCAAATTCAGTGCCAATCCAGGCAGTTTCGCTGGCATGGATATGGTACCGGTCCAGTGCGATTCTACTACGGCTCCAGGTGATATTTTTCTGCCCTTCGTTTACAGCCAAAGCGTATGGATACCATTCAGGATCAGGTCCACGGACTACACGGACCACACGCCCGCCAGCTGATTTGATACTGGCGATTTCGTTAGGGAATCTACAGTCGCTTATGACCACATCATCGGTTATTTTGCGCAATTTGTTTTCTAGGCTAGCAATCCAGATATCATCGTGGAAGCCGCGTCGGGCCACTTCAGTTCCCCAAAACTGCAAGACCCACCTGGGGGTTATGGACATGCCCAAACGGTTGCTCCACCACTCATCCCGTTGTTCTCTCCAGGCCCGACTTTGTTTGGTACGACCTTCTAACAGTTCACGATCCCATCCAAAAACATGGGCTACAGCATCTTTCAGGGTGTTGGCAAAACTTTCACGTTTAAATTCGTGTATGTTTACCAGATAATCTGCTATAGTGTCTTTGCCAGCGCCGATCAAGCCACAGATGCCAAGAATCATGCCATTTCCCTTATGTTG